TATGGTGCACCACAAGCGAGGCGTCGCTTGGGTGCCTTTGGATTACATGCCGAACATCCGTTTCTACGTTTTCCGCTGATGCTGCCTTCTGACCGCTATCTCGCTGAACTGCTTGGTCTGACGGAAGAGCAGTTCCTGTATTTCAAGGCCGAAGTAGAGCGCCGCGCAAAAGAACAACCCACCCCAGCAGTAGTCGCTGGAACTGAAACAATTATTGCGCTGACGCTTACAGCAATCGGCGTCGGTTTCCAAGTTGTATCCGCACTACTTAAACCCTCAATTCCCACGCAAGAAACGGGTCGCCCACCCCAGATTCAAGCAAGAAACAGAACAGACAGCCCCGTAACAAATAACCAAAGATATACACCACGCTACGGCTTCGATTCAACACAGGACATCACCACGCTTGGCAGCACGATCCCCATCGTCTACGCCTTACGCGAAACAGTCGCTGGAGTTACTTACGGCGGTGTAAGGGTAAGCACCCCAATGCTCTGGAGCCAAATCTATAGCTTGGGCGGCAGCCAACTTCTGCGTGCAATTTTCCTGATTGGCGAAGGACCAATCAGCACAATTGACAACCGAAATTTCGCAGCTGGCGGCAACACACTCGCCAGCTACGACTTCGGTGACCCAACAGCAAACACTGTAGGTAGCCGCCTAACTGTCTACAGCCGCATCAACGGAAACCTAGACGGCCGCATTACATCCGCAAATCGCGTCTTCGGCAGAGCTGCATCTGGAGATCCAGGTAACGGCGAAAACAACGGAGGCGGCGATGTCTTTTCCGTCCAACAAGGAAGCTCCTGGGACAGCGACTTCTGCTCCGCAACCCGCCCTAACAACCAAACAATTTTCGGTGTCTACACACTGATTGGAAACGACTTCGGCTACAAGGTCAATCCAGTCATTCGACCACGCAAACAAGCCCAGTTAATTCCATTTGAGGACGACGGCGACGCTCAAGTTAAATGCCGCATTGACGATGTTGCATGGGCACAACGCAAAAAAGCACAGACCTATTTCTCCAGTCGTAGCGGCCTAGTAAGCGGAAGCGTTGGATCAATCGGCAGCCAGATCACCTACAAGCTATATCCCAGCAGCGAAAAAGACACTGAATTCAGCCGCGACCTCCGTCAGATCACAAACCCATCAGCTTGGTCTATAGACATCAAACAAATCACAAAAGACACAGGTGGATCAATCGTAAAACCAGCACTGGAATCCAACCGAGCTAAATCAATCTTTAAGTATGACAACGATACTTTCATCGACATCAGAGGTAATCTATTTGTAACTGTGGATGATGTTAGAGTAGACGAAAACGGAAAAGGAATTTTAATCGCCACATTCAGATTCAATACAAATCCGTTTACTCCCCAGGATAATACAGACAACGTAAACGACCTGCTGGAAGTGCTGAAGGCGTCTAAATTTCGCGTAACTTTTACAAATCCTGCTTTAGGTGATGACGACGATGAATTTGTTACTAAGTACACCGTTAAAATACGCGTGAAAACAAAAACAAAACAAAAGTTAGACAGAGCTTCTGTAAGTGCAAACAGTACAAACGTAACAATCGACGGAGTTTCGTACACATTCCTTACTGCAATAGGCACTGGTACAAGCGCAAACATAGACATCAACGCAACCAACAGCATTGAAACGCCGATATTCCGCATGCGCGATGGCACTGTCGTTACAGGCAACGGAACAATACAAGTAACTAAGAATCTTAAATTTGACGCAACTCAGATTTACGTAGAAAAGTGCGGTGATGTCGCTGGAACAGTTGCAGGCAGACAGAAAACCTGGGACGACGCAATCATCCCCGGCGAACTGTACAAAATCGGTTCTGCACTGGCTATATGCAACGATAGAACCGACGCAGCTTTCGTATCGGACGTAGATGTCTCCACAGGCGGCGGTACAGAAGTAACAGCAAACTTCACAACTGTTCGCCCTGGTTCCGTAGCACTAAACAGCCAAGCAAACATCGAACGCGACGGCAAAACATACCTTGACGGAAACTTTGAACTACGCAACGTCGCCACTGTTGATGGTCACGTTCTGCGTTGTGCACTGGCAAGCATCTCAACCACCAGGGCATGCCAAGCAGTCGAATTCGGTATCCGTTCCCGCTTAGGTATCCGCATCAACGGAATGTGCAACCTGCGCGACGCAATCAGCTTTAGTGATGCTGACGATCGCGCATGTCTCAGCCGTCAAAACGACATCATCGAGCGTGGCTCAACCCTAAAAGTTGACGTATTCCAGTCAAACACAATCACAACAACAGAAGAACGCTACAGCTTTTTCAAAATCAGCTACCGCGAAGCAGGTGATGGCGGCAACTACATCGAACTAAGTAACGCTTACGGAATTCGTGGCGCCACCCAACAAAACATCTTTAACTACATCCAACTCGTAATGCCCGCTGTAAAGCAGTGGGAGTTTCAGATTGAACCACTGTCGGGTTTTGAAGTCCGTTCCGGCGGCGTTGGCACTTTATACGTGTTGGATTCCCGTCTTAGCAGCCGCGTAGTAATTAACGATGGAGCAATCACGGTTGCGTTTAACGGCGAATCAGTAGCCAACAACGCCGAGACTTTTTCCATCGCCGCAGTCCGCACAGGCGGCAAAGGTATCCCCCAGCTGGATCCAGTCAATTACGGCGACGGAACCCGCTCGTACTTGGACACATACGGCAAACTCGCAGAGGCTTTTGTTTACGAGGAAGCCCAAAGCAGTGCCGCCAGCGGTCCAGAACACGAAGTCGTCTACATCAACGAAATCGTACCGAATCTACTTACACCGAACTACAACAACCTGGCACTAGTTGGCGTAAACGTTCTGTCCTCTGTTGAGTGGCAGCAATTTGGTCAGTTCAGTTGCTACGTAACCGGAGGCAAAACATGCCGCAATCTCCGCAACGGTTTGGCCGTAGGACCGACGCACCTATTCCCGGATGTGCTGCTGGATCTAATGACCAACGCCAGTTACGGCACGGGCGATCTAATCACCGACGAAATGATCGACATAGACAGCTTTACCGAAGCAGCCGACTGGTGCGCAAGCCGCAGGTACTACTTTGACGGTGTGCAAGCAGACCAAGTAAATCTGCGCCAGTGGGCTACCGATACTGCCGCCGCAAACCTCCTGCTGTTCGGCGAAAACGACGGCAAGTTCTATCTACGCCCCGCACTTCAATTTGACGCCGTACCAATCAAGGCCCTGTTTACAGCAGGCAACATGGTTGAGGGCAGCTTCAAACTCCAATACCTGGAGCCAGAGGAACGTGAACCTATTCAAGTAAGCGTCCGTTACCGGGAAGAACGCGCCAGTACAGACCTAACCAACCCAGGCATTTTCCCAACAGAACGCGAAATCCTTGTGCGCGAATCAACGGGCAGCGCACTGGATCCTGTCGAAGCACTGGATCTCAGTGACTTTGTAACCAACCGCCAGCAAGCGATCGACACCGCAAAGTACATCATCCGCATGCGTCGCTTGCCGACACACGTAATCACCTTTAACACAACACACGAAAGCGCGTTAGCGAAGTTTGGTCCGAGTGATTACATCCGAGTCGCAATGGACTACACGGAATACGACGAGTTCAACAACGGAGTCGTAACCGAAGCCGGCGCCCTAGTCAGCACGCAAGAGCTCATCGGCGGCAACTACACGGTGATTGCCTGGGACGGCACAGCCAACAACGCCCCTGCAGAACAGACACTTTCGGTCAGTGACGACGGCAAGTTCGCCGAACCCCGAGGAATCATCTTCACGGTGAAAAAAGCAGCCAGCCAAATCCGCACTTACCAAATTGAGCGGGTGGTTCCTCAAGAAGACGGCTCCTTTAGTATTGAGGCGGTGCACATGCCAACCAATACTTCCGGCGTGCTGGAACTTGCGGATGGTTTTGATACTGCGGGCAACTGGACAATTGAAGGCTGATGGCAATTACCTTCCCAAGCATCGAACCAACTAGCCGGAGTTTCATCGCACCACGCTGGCCAACCACCAGCTTGGTCAGCCAATCCGGCGTAAAAACCAGCAGGCTCTGGGGCAGCCGCCCATCCCAGGCACTGCTACGGCTTACTTTTGAAAACGTAACGGACGACAACGCCGCAACAATTATTGCGGCCTACAACTCAGCACAGGGCTCCTCAACTGAGCTGACCTTGCCGGATGTGATTTTCAACGGTTCTTCTGCCGACCTCAAAGGCTGGCTAGACACCAGCTCAACTGGAGCCGGCATGCAATGGTTTTTCTCAGAGGAACCACCTACAGTTGAGAGTGTTTCCCCCAACCGATCTACTGTGGCCGTACAGCTCGTAGCCGAGCTAAGAAGGACGATAGTAGAATGACTGAAAGGAGTTAGACATGGCAGTAAAGACAGCCGCCACTGCTGAACTTCAGTTTGAAGGCGTCGCCATCGGCAAGGTGCGAGATGTCTCGCTGAATATCAATAGGGATGCACTGGAAACTACCGGCATCGGCCAACTGGATCGCACCTACGCATACGGCATCCGCAATACAACAGGCAGCGGCACTTTGATGTATGACTCAGAAAATACTGCAACCCGAAACATTATGAACTCGCTACTTAGCGACTCTGAAAATCTATCTAACGTAAAACTTTTGCTGGATACATCGACATCGCTTGGCACTATTGAAGGCCAAATTTTGGTGACCCAAGTCGGTGTAAGCGTGAGTGTTGGCAGCCTGATTAGCGTTCCTATTTCCTTCACAGTCAGCGGCAAACCTGAAGGTGCGTTCTAATGGCTGTCCTAGGTAATGGCGGCGTCCTAGAAATCAGCCGGGCAATTCCAGAACCAACGGTGCTGGCACCCGCTCGGATTAACACGTCCGCCACACCTAAGACAATCTCACTGAGCAACCCAGGCTTCTGGGGCGGTGACCGTGTAATTATCGCGTCATCCATTGGCGTCCCACTGGACATCAACGGTGACGGCTACGCAGATTGCCCCGACGGCCACGGATTTTACCGAGGCTCTGTCTGGGACTTAGGTCCCAACCGCATTTTCTACACAGGCCCCCTAACAGATGGAGCACCTTTCTACAGCTCTGTAGACGGTGATGACTTCTACAACAATGCCGCAAACACAGGTCTAACGCTACAAACAGACGCCTACATCAGCCGCGACGAACTGGATCGCATCCGTTTCTGGGAAACAACCACCGAGGCTTACGCCATAGCCGGCCAAGAAAAACCAATCCTGAACGTAAACCCCGGAAATTTTATCCTCGCTTTTTACAACTCGAACACCGAGTACGCCTCAGCCATTAATACAGCTGCCGCCTCGGTAAATTCTTGGCCACTGGCACGATCAGAACAATTCCTAGGTAATACGATCAGCCTGCCTGCTGGCTTCGATGTTGTCTGTGATGAAACAGCCCGCAACTGGAAGATCCAGTGCGACTTGGAAGAGTGGGTTCTTTCCGTAGATGCCGCCAGCCTTGACGTGACAGCTATCGGCGAAACCTTCGGGGAAAACATCAAATCAATTGTGCGTGGTGCGGGCAGCCTGCAATTCCAAGCAGAGAGCAGCTTGAATGAAAACGAAGAGTCCGGCCTCTCCGTCCTCCGCCTGGTACTGCTAACTCAGAACCAATGCAATTCCCGAGCACGCTTCTACATCTACAAAAACCGGGCAGGG